AACCGCATAGTCAGTGTAGTTTGTACTATGCTGCGATTCTGAGGATATTTTGGACTCCGCAGTCATTGCGGCATTAGACACATTCCAATAGGAAGGAGCAATAAACGTTGACAAGTCACCTAAAGTCCCGACCCCCATGTCTATGTCGCCAAGGAGAGTCTGGTTTGTTGCCGCATTCCCTTCCGTATCTACAAGCCCCCCGAAAAGCATTGTGGCACCCTTCGAAAACAATGCTACCAAGAATATAGATTTTACTAAGAACTTTGACATCTTACGTCTCCGAAAATCCTCTAAGCACGTCCAGTATCGCAATCAATGTGTCTTGGCAGCTCTTAACAGATGCCTTTGGATTCCGTATGGCTGAAAAGTCTGATTTCCTAATGTCACCTAAAGAAACAGTCAATCCTCCTATTGTAAGAAAATTGACATTTGGGATAGCATCTCTCTTAGATGCTTCCCGTCTGACTATCTTTCTAGCCATTCCGAAAATGTCCTTTCTTTGGTTTTATTCTTCCACTAGCTAGACACAGGCAAAACCGTGACCGTTATTGTTGGGTTAGTTATCGTGGCAGTAGGAGTGGAGGAAGTAACAGATATGTCCCCTATCAGACTAACTCCAGTTATAGCAGAAATAGAAGCCGAGTTCACTTTGTCATATGTCACGCTAATGGATTGGTTCGCGGTTGGCGTGACGGTTTGAGAAGCCGCCTGTGCACCCGAATATCCAGTCCAGAACTCATCAGATGTTCCATCCGTTATTGTCAAAGTGGCTGTCTCAGAATTATAAGTTACTCCCGTTAGGGCTGTAAATGAAGATTTCGTTGGAGTTATTGTCACTGTCGAGGCTGCTATCGTTATCGCCGCAGGTGAAAAAGACCCAGAAGCCGTTGTCGGTGTTGTCGTAATAGAGGTAGAGCCAGACTGATATGTTATGTCAAGAGTACCCTTTGTAACGTTTGGAGTTAATGGATTAAAAGTAATCGCAGACGAGATGGGGACTTCACACGAACCAGAACCTGAATCTGCAAATGCGAATGTCCCTAGGCTTCCTGTCGAACCAAGCTCAGAATAAGTTCCATTGCTGACTATGAATTCAAGATTGCTCGTGCCGTTATTGTATATGAATAAATCTCCGTCCGTCTGTTGGGCGGCTGTTATGGTCTTTGTAGAAGAGCCATCTACCACATCAAGGTCTTTTACTGATTCTCCCTCTGTGATTGAAGCCCCTGAAGCCAATACACCTCTAAACCTGACCCCTCCTGCAATCGCAGCCTCTATTTCAGCGATTTCTTCCCTTGCCCACTTATCCTTAATTGTATAAGTGGTGTTCTTCATCGTGAGATGCGACAGATATGGACCTGAATCTGGATTAACAAAAGCCATAATGCCTCCCGTAATTTTAATTGTTCAACATGCCTTAATCAGAATGGAAACTCTCTACACACTCATACGCTGTTTTTCCCTACCCAATTAGCCGCAATGACTATTGGCAATGTGTCTGACGTCTGCTGCAAGGTCTGTGTCTCTGCACCCACCTTCACGACCTCTACTAGCATCTTCTGGTACAAATCACCATTCGAATCGAGAACTTGAATAGTCCCGTATATTGGTTTTTGAGGGACTTCCTCTATGTCAGACGCAGAGAAATCCACAAAATATATACCACCATCCTTGATAGAACTGATGGACTTGGTCTCTGCTCCGATGATAAGTGAGACCGAAAATCCAGTAGTGTCGATAGAACTAGAAACTGTCACCTTTATCGTAGCCGGCTGTCCTTCGATGAAGCGAATCATAGAATCCTCCGTTTGCTTTCTCTTCTTCCAATATATGCCAACTTGCATTGATTCGAGATTCTGATTTCTTATTTCCCTTTCTTTGCGAGATATTCCTTAAGTGTGCTAGCAGGCATCGTGTTATCATTACGGTATGGGACATTCGGCACAAAGTTCTTAGCAAAGTTCTTTTTTGCTTTTATGCAAGAATCCGGTGCCTTGCCGAGAGAAGAGAAAGTTCTTCCGTCTAACCTGTCTTCCGTTTCAACTTCTTGTGCCACTTCCCCCATGTAGTCTTTAAGAAACTTCTTGCTGTCGCATTGCTGCCCATACTCAATGGCGTCCATAGCGATGGTCATTCCGTTATCCTTACTTCCTACAACAACAACTCCATCACCTACGGCAACATACGGCTGCATGAAGTTGTCTTCCGTGACGGGGAAAGGATAGTAGTCCTTCTCCCTATCAACCGCCTTGTCGTTCTGGCTCCATAGAATCTCTGGCAGCAATTCTTCGTTTAACTCTGCATCGGGCATCTGCAGTAGAACTGGCATAGATGAGAAGCCGAGAGACTTAAGCAGCATTCCGCGATGCCGTCCATCATGTCCTATCACCTTCCAGATTCCGTCCTCATTCTCTTTGCATAAGAGATATGGAATGTCCCACTTTGTCGGCTTGCCTGCAAGAACATCCTTCTTGAACTCTTCCTGCGGTGCATGACGTTTCTCATCGTCTTCGGGTATAGGCTCTGCCAAACCTAAGAACTCATCTATCGGCATATCAACTATCTGCGCATAGCCCTTGTAGTTTCCGCTCTTTGGCTCTAGCCCCCATAGCATAAATCCTTCAGGTGCAAAGAACCTATGGACAGGCATCCCTTCCACCTTGAGCCTAACCTGTTCGTCTTCGCAGAACTGGTAATATGATTTCATTGGAAACCTCCTTAATCATCAATCTTGCGGAAATCCCATGTCGTGTCATGCGACCCGCATTTGTCGCATGGGTAGTATCCGTTGTTGGCTACGGATTTGTACTTCAAGTCTCTCTGCCCGACCAAGTAGTTAGCACCGCATCCCTTGCACTGAATGCGGACATGACCGTAGGGAATGTAGGTTTTTGAATCTCCCATTGCAAATCTCCTTTTTCAGATAATTCTCAAACTCGTCTTTGTTTGTCTTATCGTGAGTCCATATTCTTCCGTCTATTTCGATTAGATGCACGGCGTTATTTATGCACCATTCCCTTTTTCTCTCATCTTGTTTCTTTGAATATTCAAAATCATATGTATTCTTGCCGTTTCTATGTCTGTGAAAGAAATGGACTTCTTCATAGTGTTGCCGTCCATTAAATTCTATTGCAATTCTTTCAGATGGGATATAGAAATCTAGGCGTTGCCTTTTACCTGGTGCCGTGTGTATTACATATTGAGGTGCATAGTCTATATTAAGTTTGTCCAATACTATCTTAACCGCTCTTTCACCAAGAGATATGCATTTCTGGTAACACTTTTTACATACGTGGCCATATCCCTGCTTGAAAAATTCAATACGCATTGATACTTGATGCCCACATTTTGCCACATACAACATTTTGTCATTTGTAGTTCTCGCTGGAAGAATCAACTTACATCCAAAACTATTCAATAAATCTTGCTGATCTTTTTCTGTGTATTTAATTCGCTTATCACTATCTTCTTTTTTCTGGCACTTTGGGCATAACCGCCCCTCTCCTTCAAAGAAAGCTAAGGCTTTGATAGTATGACGATGACCACACTGAGCAATGTAATCTACCTTTTGTCTATTCCACTTGTATTCTGTTGATAGTAGTTGACACCCTTCTCGCAGAAATAATTCCCTTACTTCATCTAAAGTTTTTCGCACCCCACCTGCACATCTGGGACATTTTCGCCCTTGACCTCTATGGAAACAATAATACGGCATCTTGTGTTGGTGTCCACATTGTGCAATATAAACTAGATATCCGAGACTACCGCAATATGAACTTGATAATAATTTACACCCAGCCAACTCATATTCTTCTTGTAATTTCTCTATTGGAATACATTTATGTCTCCTTTTCCAACTAGGGTTACATCTTCTACATAAAGTTCCAGCCCCCCTGAAAAAGTTGTAGGCTATTACTGTACATTTATGACCACAAGAGGCTATATACTCCAACTTTGAGTGCAATCCCTGGTAATTAGTTGAAAGAAGGACACACCCCCTCCGAAGAAATAGTGCTTTGACCTCTTCGTATGTTTCTGGCCATTTACTCATTACTTAAAAACCAATTTATTTATAAAACCTTTGCCTAGGTTTGTGCTTTGTGGATTTTCATAAGTTCTCAATGTTTTGTCATTCTTTATTTTATTCCAAAGGTCTTGATATGTCTCTTGATGATTATAAT